CACACAGACCAGTTACACAAGTTTATAAAAGACAATGAACATCATCTGAAAGAAAGCAGTTTTAAAGATGTCCAACAAGACCAAACAGAATTAAATGGTGACGGTAACCGTGACAGGGGCCGTTACGGAGAAGACTTAACCGTCAAAGGAGATAAACTAATGTCAGGATTCCAATTCCAACCAGGCAATCCTTTTGCTAAAGCAAAGGCGGCCGCTGAAAGAGCAAAAGTCGAAGAGGGTGCCTTTAAACGCATGGCCACAGACCAAGAGGAAGAAGAACGCCTCAAAGCTCAGAAGAAAGCAAAACGTATGAGCAAAAAGTCTGCTGACATGGAGAAAGAAACAGACCCAGGCATGAAAGAAGAACACCAGTTAGACGAGTATGGTACGATGGCAAACGATAATCCATCTGCAAATACTGGTGGAATGAGAATTTCAAATAAGGCTGCTGCCGCCGCTGGGAAACGAGCGAAGGCTAAGAGTATGGCCAAACGAGAAAAATTGTCCGATACCATTAAAAAGGGTACAATCAAGAAAGGGCCTATGAAAGGTTACATGACGGATGATGTGGATCAAGAACTTCTTGACAAATTAGATTCCGTTGACGAGGGTGTTGCTAAGAACACACTTGACATTTATCAGGCACACAAAGATGCCAAGAAGGCAGGGAAAACTCAGGGTTCATCTATGAAAAAGATGGCGAAGAAAAATACCTTGATTGCAAATCCTAAGACACAACAGGTGAAAAAGGTATCCAAAGACCGCGCTAAGTTTGCAGTCAAAAGAGGATTTGTATATGCCGAGGATTGGACTGACGAAGAATTAGATGCATTGTTTGAAATGGATTACAAAGCTAAGTTCAATGCAATGCTCAAGAAAACAGGTAAATCTCTTGCTCAAATGTCTGCTGATGAGAAGAAAAAGTTCTTCAATCATGTCGATGATGCTCACACTGCAAAAAATGAATCGTGGGAATTAGAGGAAGCATCTGCCGCTGCTGATGCCAAGAGAGATTACGCACAGGATGACAAAAGAGGACTTGCCCCTTTAAAAAAGGACAGTAAGCCCAAGGTGAGTGGTGCATCAAATGCTAAGGAGATTGAACATATCATTCCACAACTGAGAAAAACTATGACAGTTGGCAAGGGTGTTCAATTCCATGATGGTAAAACGCATGATATATCAAAAATGCACGCTGCTAAGTTTCTGAAGAAGTATATGGACAGTAAACCCGCTCAGAAAACAGATATGCAGAAACATGCTCAAGCCAGTCACAAGAATTTTATGTCACATGTTTCTTGATATAAATAAAAGAATTAGTTAAAAAACCTAAAAGGAGAGAAAAATGTCAGGTTGGGGAAAAGCGGATGATAAAACATCCACAGGAACTATTACCATCACTGCGCCTACCATTACTTTCAACGGTGCTTCTGCTGTTGATTCTAATGTCATCACTTCATCTTCACATGGTTTCCGTAATGGAGACTATGTAAAGTACACTGATGGTGGTGGGACACAGATTGTTGGTCTTACGGATACGTCTAGTTACTATGTGACTAACGTAACTACAAACACGTTACAGTTGGCGGATTCATATCACAAAGCGATGATGAATTTGCCTGAACCATTAACCTTTACAGATGGCGCTGGTGCTTCACATACGTTGACTCTTGAGTTCGACAAGGCGCATCGTGCATCTGTTGCTGGTGGTTCAACTGCATTTACTACAGAATCTGCTGTCGGTGACGTAATGGTAACAGGAGCACAAGAACTTCTGATTACTGAAATCGCTAGTGACACTGCTTGCACAGTTATCGCATTTGACCGACAAACTGCGCCTGCTTCTGCTTCTGGTGCAAACTACACGTTGAACGAGAAACCCACTTCTCTTGGTGCAGATGCCAATACCGATAACACTCTGGTGTTTGGTGTTGACAACACTGAGATTGTGCGTGGTTCTGACAACATTGTAAGTATTGCTGTAGGAGAGGAAGGTACTCAATACCTTGAAGCACCTACAATCACTGTTGCTGGGCCGACTGCAAGAACTATTGCCACCACTGCTGTGACCACTGCTTCTGATAGTATCACTATTAGTGACCATAATCTTACCACTGGTGCTAAGTTGACTTACGCTGATGCTTCTGGAACTGCAATCACAGGGTTGTCTGATGGAACTACCTATTTTGCAATCAAGGTTGACAATGACACTATCAAGTTGGCAACAAACTTGACCAATGCGAATGCTGGTACTGTAATCACTCTCAGTGGAACTGGTAACAACTCACAGACACTTACAGGTGTAACTGCTACTGCTACAGCCGCAGTCGCTGGTGGTGTCATAACAGGATATACTATAACAGAGGTTGGTTCTGATTATCTTGCGCCTCCTGCTGTAACGGTTCCTATACCAGATAGGACTATTCCTACTTCTGGAGTCACAGTAGGGACTGACTCAATTGCATATACTGCTCATGGATTGACAGAAGCATTTGAAGTCAAATACCAAGACGGTGGCGGTACTGCTCTTGCTGGTTTAGTTGACAATACATCCTATTTCATATCACACGTTGGTCTTGCTGCTAATACTTTCAGACTTGCTACTAGTTCGACTCTTGCTGCTGGTACGGAATTGGGTACGGTTGTTATCGCTAATACATCTGGTGGATTTACTTGTGCAGCCGCGACACTCGCTGTTGCTGACAGAGTTGTAATCACTGGAACATTTGGTGGTTCTGGTTCTATCAACTCATACTCAACTGGAACCATATACAAGGTTTCTGCTGTAACAGGTACTTCACCTAACGTAACTGGATTCACATTGACTGATGAATCAGGTGGAGCTTTGACAACGGTTGCTGGTACACCTACTGGTGTTACTTACAAGGCTGGTACTATTATCGACTTAACTGGAACTGGTAACAACGCACAGACATTTGAGATTCTTGCTACCAACACTGGTGTCACACAGGGAACTGCTACTGCATCCATTGGTATTGGTGCTGCTGGTGACCAAGGTTCAAGTGCTGCTCACTCTGGTTGGATTCGCCGTAAGGAACTCACAGGTAATAATGCTGGTCGAGTGCAATACGAGGTATTGGTTGCTTTGTCTAAGAACGGTATTACCAGTGATGCTGATGACGATACACAGTTCTCAGAATAGGACTGACAAATGGCAGATTCTAAATTAACTGAACTCACGGCTGCTACTTCGGCAGCAGCCGCTGATTCACTCTACTTAGTTCAGAGTTCTACTAGTAAATCTATTACTAATGCTAACTTTTTCGCTAGTATTGCGACACCTGTTTCCTTTGGGGATACGGTGTCTATTGGTGATCACGAAACAGTAACAGGTGCTGGTGTTCTCGCTGCCGACAAGAACGTGCATGTAATTACAAATCCAGGCTCTGGTGGGACATTAACATTACCCACTGGTGCTACAGGCCAATTAAAAATTATCGTTATGTCCTCAAACACTAGCGCAGTGACAATGACTCTTGATGATAGTGATTTGGGACATGACACGATAACTTTTAATAATGCTGGAGATACTACAACTCTCATCTATGCCGCCAGTAAATGGTGGTCTATTGGAGGAAGTGCTACTGTAGCAAATTGATAATTAAGATGATGTAAATGGTTGAGTTGAATGAAGAGAATTACCTTGTTTATGCTTTAAAAAATTATAATAGTCCAGAGTGTTCTGGAATGGATGATTTTGAAGAGGATATAAAAAGATTTAAATATCTGAAAAGGTTGTTTCGTAGATATGAAAGAACTGAAGAATTAAATGACAGGTTAATTTTAAACCATCTTATAGTTCTTTATAATGTATTTAATCAAGCAGCCACACCATTGTTGTTTTACAAGACGGACAAACAACATTGGCCAATACTGAAGACATTTTTAGTTTTCTTAAATAGGATGCCGATTGAACAAATAGTGAGTGGTGGGACAAGGGGTGATGACATACCACTAGATTATAAAATAATAAACATTCTTAGGAAAATTTAAATGTCTAGAGTAGTTGATTCATTAATTGCATATCGAATATTGAGGATGTTCTCAACTCCTGTCACTCAGCATCCAGCTTATCAGTTAGGCATTATCAATAAAGATTATGAAAAAATAAAAGAACCATCTACCTCTCAGGAGTTAGATGCTTACACCTTGCTAGACAGACTCGCGTTTAAAATAAGACGAGCTCTTATGAAGTCTCCAGACAGAACTGCGAAAAGACTTCTGACATTTGCTGCCGCTATTGCCATACTCAGGGAAGAGAAAAACATAGAGAGTATGCCAGAAGAAGACTTTGAAGTATTGATTGACTTATATTCACAAGATGAAAGGGTAATCAACGAAGCAAAACTTCTGGAAACCGATAGGGTTCCTTTTAGTTGGTTCACCTTAGATGAAGAGATTGCGAACGCTGCCGGCCCGATGGGCGGTGGGAATATCGCTGGAATAGGTACGGGCCCACAAGGAGAACCAGGCAGGAATCCTTCACTCATGCCCATGCAAAGAAGAAAGAAAAAGAAAAAGGGTGGGTAAATGTCGGAACAAACTTTAGAGACCAAATTAGCTCTCGTAGAAAATGACCTAAAGAAAATGGATGGGTTTTTCGGGAGACTAGATTTATCGATTGAAAAAATCACAGAACTCAATGTGTCCATCAGAGAGATACTTTCTGTACACGAACAGAGGATTTCCTCAAACGAGGAAGAAATAGAAAGAATGGATATAAAATACGAACAACTTCACTCCAGAATTTCTACTGTTCAACGAGAGTTATCTGCTGAAATAGAGAGGGACACTGCAACCATCACGGAAGCATTGTCTGACCTTAGAACTCACATGGTGGAACAGTCGCAGAGAGAAGAAGAAAGAATTCGTGCGGTAGAACGTAGACAATGGATTATTATGGGCGCAGCTGCTGCCCTTGGATTTATACTAGGAAATGCTGGACTTATAACTAAGTTTATGTCCTAGAGGACAATTTTTTGTTATGGTTATAACCCTCCCCAATCGTGATGCTGTTTGGTTTGCAGAGTACGAAAAAGGCAAACACATTGATGATGAAGTTGTTATGTGGAACGCCAACGAATGTGAAATACACCACAACTACGACTACAAAACTCCACTCCAATGCAAATCTTTTACTGAAATAAGTGCCAGACACGGCCTAGGTACTAACGAGAATCAGTCACCCCCCAACTACAAACATTATTCAATGCCAGAATATTGGATGCTAGACACACTTATTATAAATCAATACATACTTGCGGATGGTGGTTTAGAAGAAGACTACCATGACCACTACACTTTGATGTTGGGCAATAGAAGACCTCATCGACATATGATGTGGGATTTGTTTTGTTTGTACGATATGAGGAATGCCCACAGCACGTTTCAAGGCATAGGTGTAAAAATTGACATAGACCAAGACCACAATGATGAGTTGGGAAGGGTGAATTGGAATCCCAACAATCAACGGAAAACACATATGCCACCGCCTTGGTACAAACATGTGCTTTTTGATGTCGTTGTGGAGACTCACGAGACTATCCAATTTTACACGGAAAAGACATTCAAACCCCTTTTATTTAAAAAAATACCCTTGATTTTTGGGGCGAAAAACATGTATGATCAATTAAGAGAGTGGGGATTTATGTTTTGTAGCGATGTGATTAATTATGATTTCGTGGTGGAACCACATAGTTATATGAGGGCGAAGAAGTTGATAGAGGAACTAAGACGTATAATGAGGACATATTCGCCACAGGAGTTGGCAGATATTACTAGGCCGTCTAGAGAACACAACTATAGACAGTACATAGACTTGTGTAGAAACTACAAATGGCCCCATCCTATAGAACCATCTGTTAGTTATCAAAGACTCATTGACAGGGCTAATAAAATAGCAAACACCCTTGACATTGACCTGTAGTTCTGTTAGTATAGGACTATGTTATATGTAGATGTAAAATATCTCACACTGATATCTCATCAGTTTGAATTGTTCAAACGCAAAAACGACTATCTGTTCAATGTGAGATGTCCTTTTTGTGGAGACTCGCAGAAGAAGAAAAACAAGATGCGAGGATATTTCTACAAGATTGACAATAGTATGGTGTATAAGTGCCACAACTGTGGGTATGGTGCATCGTTTGGCAATGTGTTGAAACAACTTGACCCGATGAATTACAAACAGTATTGTATTGAAAAGTACACTGAGGATGAGAAGAAAACATGGCAACCCAAGGGTGACAATTGGACTCCCAACGGACACAAACTTTTTGATACAGAAGTAAAGCCTACAAGACTTATAGATAATATAATGGATAAAGTTTCTGCTTTACCATATGACCATGAGGCCGTAAAGTATGTTGAGTCTAGGTTAATCCCAAGAAATAAATGGGACAGATTATATTACATTGACAACATCAAAGATGTAATCCAGTTGAATGAAAAATATCGTAACTCCATAGTTACAAGTGAACCTCGACTGGCAATACCGTTCTTTGATAAGTTTGGTAAACTTACCGCAGTTTCTTTGAGAGCCATGCGTGGAGAGAAATTGAGGTACATACAAGTAAAGGTGGTGGAAGATGTTCCAACGATTTTTGGAATGGATAATGTGGATGAGCGGGAACCGATTACCGTTGTGGAAGGCCCACTTGATAGCTTATTCTTGCATAACAGTATCGCTTGTGCTGGTACTTCATTCAATAAAATTGATACTTTAGGATTTGACAAGGATTTGGTCAAGATTGTTTTTGACAATCAACCAAAGAACAAAGATGTTTGTCGCCTTGTAGAAAAATATATAGACTTGGGATACCAAGTTTGTGTGTGGCCAGAATCAATCGTTGAAAAAGATATAAATGATATGAGGATGGCAAATTTGGATGTTCAACTTATTGTTGATACATACACCTCTAGTGGTTTGGAGGCAAAACTTAAATTTACTAAATGGAAAAAATGTTAGGGAGTTAAATATGGAAACAACATTGACTAACGACTTCATGGCTGGTATAATTCTTCTAGTGGCATTTGCAGGTTTTATCTGTTATTTTGCACTGAAGAGAGATGACGATCCGCATCCAGCGGAAAGCATTGTTAAACCAGAAGTCAAAAAAAGTGCAGTCAACACTAAAAAGTGGGAAGGAACTAGGTCTGACCTACAAAAAATGACAAAGAAGCAAATCGATGAGCTTGCTGCTGATGTTCTTGATTTAAAACTTGACCGTAGACAAGTCAAACAGAAATTAGTAGACCAAGTATGGACAGAAATTAACAAATAAGGAAAGTTAATGAGTGAAGTTAGTCTTGTTGGGATGACAACTCCCAGCGCCTCTACTGACTGTCGTACAGCGGCAGAATTAGTTGCATACGCTGCTAGGGTGAGTAATCCTGAGAACCAAAATAATACCAAGACTGCTCCAGGCTTGTTGCGGTATCTGATTAAACATGGTCACTGGTCTCCATTTGAGATGGTGTCAGTGACTATGGAAATCAAAACTACTCGTGATATAGCAAGGCAAATACTGAGACATCGTAGTTTCTCTTTTCAAGAATTCAGTCAACGATACGCTGTATCAGAAGAATTTGTGACAAGAGAGACCAGACTACAGGATTTAAAAAATCGCCAGAATAGTATAGAAATCGGCGAAGAGATTGAGGCAAGACAGACCGCCGAAGAGTGGAATATGAAACAAAAGAAACTTATAAATCTAGTAAAGGAAAATTATGAGTGGGCCCTTGACAAAGGTATTGCCAAAGAACAAGCGAGGGCGATACTACCAGAGGGGAACACTATGTCCACTTTATACATGGCCGGCACTTTGCGTTCATGGATTCACTATTGCGAACTACGAAGAGCGCATGGAACTCAGAAGGAACATATGTTGGTTGCCGATAAATGCTGGAATGTATTAGGAACACACTTCAAAGACGTAGTAAAAGCTGTGGAGTCCGCTAGTGAGTAGATATAAAGCATTTGAAAGGATATTTCACTCATCAGAAGACAGTGCTGAAGACGTATCAAGAATCGAAGAAAAATTAAAATATCACAACAAAGAGTGCTATGAGAGACAAGAACCTATCTCTTTGAGTTGGTACTCTACAGACGATGAACAAACTTATCAAAACAATCTTACAAAACGCCCAGAGATGTTGGAACAATATGGGTGGAAAGACTATCGTATTGATTACAATTTGAATAAGTGGGGATTTCGTGAGAGTGATTTTAATTTGGAATACCACCACGAGAACATAATCGCTACGGGCGAGTGTTTTACATTTGGTACAGGTTTGAATGAAGGTCAAATATGGCCCACTATGGTGGAGTGGGAAACAGGAACAAAGGTGTGGAACTTGGGATTGCCCCTTGCCCCACTTGATGTCACGTTTAGGATTTTGTATAGTTGGTTACCTGTACTAAAACCCAAACAAGTTTTATTATTAGAGAACAGTCAACTCGCTAGAGAAGTGTGGATAGACGAAACGCCAGAACCGATTGGGTTCTTCTCACCAGAACATGAGACATGGAAACGTGCGTTGGCAGAAGACAAAGCGGAGAGATATATCTCTCGACAGAAAAATTTGATGGCGATAAACGAATTGTGTGCTGAAGAGGGTGTAGAACTACTAACTATATCCGCTTCTGAAAGACATGATATTGGTATGAAAGCTTGGGAAACTAGTGAGGGACAAGAGTTTGCTCTATGTAGAGACCTCATGCATCCAGGCTTTCATTTCCAACGTGCCATCGCTGATAGGTGGTTAGAGGAACTATAATGCCAAAAAGAGAATACCAAGGTATCTTTATTGATACCGCTAGAGACCAGTTGTTTGATAAATTGGGTCTACAAAGATTAAAAGAAAGTTACATGAAAGAAGAGGAAGAGTCTCCGCAAGAAAGATTTGCCTTTGTATCCAAGACATTTTCTAGCAATTTAGAACATGCTCAAAGATTGTATGAATATTCAAGTAAACACTGGTTATCGTATTCAACACCCATACTCTCATATGGTAGGTCAAAACGTGGTCTGCCTATTTCTTGTTTTTTAAATTACATCGATGACACTGCGGAGGGATTAGTTGAAAACTTATCAGAAACAAATTGGCTCTCTATGCTTGGCGGTGGTGTGGGTATTGGGTTTGGCATTAGGGCCGCTGATGATAAGTCAACTGGTGTCATGCCTCACCTCAAAACCTACGATTCCAGTTCCTTGGCATATCGACAGGGACGCACCAGAAGGGGTAGTTACGCCGCTTACCTAGACATCTCTCATCCAGATGTCACAGTTTTCTTGGAGATGCGTAAACCAACAGGTGACCAAAACTGGAGATGTTTGAATCTACATCATGGTATCAATATCACTGACCGATTCATGGAATTAATTGAACGGTGTATGAAAGACCCCGATGCTGATGATAGATGGAACTTGACTGACCCACACACAGGTGAAGTCAAAGATACTGTATCAGCGAAAGACCTTTGGCAAAAGATACTAGAAATGCGTATGGAGACAGGTGAACCATATATTCACTATATCGACACCAGTAATAGGCACCTACCAGAGTTTCAAAAAGAATTGGGACTGAGAATAAATCAGTCAAATTTATGTTCGGAAATTATTTTACCTACAAATGAGAAGAGAACAGCAGTATGTTGTTTATCCTCAGTGAACTTAGAATATTATGACGCATGGTCGAGAGACAATATGTTTTTGAAAGATGTGGCAGAGATGTTGGACAATGTATTACAGTTCTTCATCGACAACGCACCAAAACAAGTTTCACGAGCGGTTTACTCTGCTACCCAAGAAAGAAGTATCGGTATCGGTGCTCTTGGTTTCCATGCTTACTTACAGAAGAAAAACATTCCTTGGGAATCTGCTATTGCCAAGGGTGCTAACATGAGAGTATTTCGACTTATAAGGAGTAAATTGGATGAAGCAAACTTATCAATCGGTAAAGAAAGAGGCGAAGCTCCTGATGCTAGAGGCACAGGAAGGCGGTTTAGTCACGTTATGGCTATTGCTCCCAACGCTAGTTCTAGTATTATTATGGGAAACACCTCGCCAAGTATTGAACCGTATCGTGCGAATGCTTACAGGCAAGACACTCTTTCTGGAGCGTATCTCAATAAGAATAAGCATCTGGATGGTATCATTAAAAATAAAGTATCGAGCAGTGATGAAGTCAATTATGACGAAATATGGTCATCGATAATATCCAATGATGGGTCAGTTCAGCATCTAGATATTTTGAATGAGCAAGAGAAATCCGTGTACAAAACTGCCATGGAGATTGACCAGCGATGGTTGATTGAACTTGGTGCTGACCGTCAAGCATTTATTGACCAATCGCAGTCTCTTAATTTATTTTTCAGACCAGACGCAAATATCAAATATCTACATGCAGCCCATTACCTTGCTTGGAAACAAGGTCTCAAGACATTATACTACTGCCGCTCAGAGAAATTGGGGAAGGCTGATAAAGTGTCGAAGAGAATTGAACGACAGGCAATCAAAGAGATTGATTTTCAAAGTATGATAGATGGTGATAATTGTGTTGCATGTGAAGGATGAATTAGAAAAACTAATACCAATAAATAAAAAGATTGCGGTGGTTGTGAGTGGTGGCTGGGACTCTGCCGTTCTCTGGTATATGACTAAATCCATATGCCTCGCTAGAGAACAAGAGTGTAACCCATTCACAGTCCCAAAAATTGATGGGGCCGTCCACTACGCAAACAAGGTGTTAGAGTGGTCTTGCCGAAGACTCGATATACCTGTAATCAGTACGACAATAGTAGGACAAATTACCTCTGATAATCCCTCTGACTATGTAACGAGCGGAGCATATGAGATTTTTGAGAAGGGGTATGCAGAGTATCTACTGAATGGAATGAATAAGTATCCCCCCATGCAACGAGAGATGTTGCCTGAGGGGTATCCTCTTCCCAACGATAGATGGGAACCTAAACCAGAACACAAGGAGTATGTAGGGCATCCATTTGCAAACCTAACAAAAGACCAAACTATCCAGTTGGGATTTGATTTGGGGATTGCCGATGAGATTATGCCTATTACACACTCTTGTACTGAATTGGATAGAGGACGGTGTAACACATGTTGGTGGTGCAAGGAACGAGAATGGGGTTTTAAACAAATTGGAAAAAAGGATATAGGAAATGAGTAAAGTAGTAGTACAGTATAGGGATTCATGTAGTTATTGCCATGACGCAAAGGGGTTTTTGCGAGGCATGGAAATTACGTTTGAAGAGGAGTATCAGCCCGTAGGACAGGTGCCCCAAATTCTTGTTGATGGTAAAACAATTGGCGGATATGAAGACTTACTCGCCTTATCACAATCACAGACACAATGGGATGAGACATTCAATGGGTAAATTAACAGACGAAAGAACTTACTTCAAACCTTTTAACTATCCGTGGGCATACGAGGCTTGGTTGAAACATGAACAGTCTCACTGGTTACATACTGAAGTGCCTATGGCTGAGGATGTCAAGGATTGGAAGAACCATCTATCAGTTGAGGAGAAAGCATTCCTCACTAACATCTTTAGATTTTTTGTACAAGGTGATGTTGATGTTGCTGGTGGATACATCAACAACTATTTGCCTTACTTCCCACAACCAGAGGTTCGCATGATGCTTGCTGGATTTGCTGCTAGGGAAGCATTGCACGTTGCCGCCTATGCACATCTAATTGAGACACTTGGTATGCCAGAGTCAACGTACAATGAGTTCTTGGAATATCAGGCGATGGCGGATAAACACGATTACTTCATGGATTTGTCAATGAAGAACGGAACAAAGGAAAGTATTGCCACAAACATTGCAGCTTTTAGTGCGTTCACTGAGGGTATGCAATTATTCTCTTCATTCATTATGTTGTTGAACTTCCCCCGACATGGTAAAATGAAGGGTATGGGTCAAATTGTTACTTGGTCTATTGTTGATGAGACAATGCACGCTGAGTCGATGATTAAGTTGTTCAGAACATATGTCGAAGAGAACCGTGAGATATGGAATGACAAAACAAAGAGCCAGATTTATACTATCGCTGAAAAGATGGTAGAACTTGAAGACCAATTCATTGACTTGGCATTTAAGATGGGCCCGATGGAGAACTTAACAAGCGAAGAGGTGAAGCAGTACATTAGGTACATCGCTGACCGTAGACTTATAAGTATGGGGATGCGAGGAATATTCAAAGTGAAAAGAAATCCAGTGTTGTGGGTAGAAGAAATGATTAACGCTCCCACACATACAAACTTCTTTGAGAACAGAGCAACGGACTATGCTCGCGGTGCGCTTTCGGGCGATTGGGGCGATGTCTGGGGGAACGCCGCCTAATGGTGAAAATTGAGTGCGAGAAGTGTGAGGCAGTATTTGATATGACACATGATATGGATAGCAGTTACTACCAAATACGTTTTTGTCCCTTTTGTGGTGGGGAAATAGACACCACAGAGTTTAATCCCAATGATGTGGAGGATAATTGGGATGAGGAAGACGTTTAGAAAATATAGACTAATTACGGTATGGGCAATCATCGTTGGTGCTATAATGTATCCAGTAATGTTGTTCATACCGAATTACTCTAACTGCTGGTATTACTCACTGCAAAGGTTAGTCTTTGAGGGATTCCAAGGTAAAGTGATACCTGTAGCAAGTCGGAGGTGGAGAGGTTATCATTGCGTTTATCAAGATGGTGACGGTGAATTATGGGAATATACTATGGAACGTATGCCTAGGAACTTGCCTTGGTATCGGATGTTAGTATATCGTGGGGTAGTGAGGAAGTATCGTGGAAAACTTAACTAAATTTGATTATGCTCATATGCAGGCCGCTGAGGTGTATGCCAACCTATCCAGTGCTAGGAGACTCCAAGTCGGTTGTGTCATAGTAAAGGAACATAAAATAATCAGTATCGGTTATAATGGTATGCCGAGTGGTTGGGATAATGATTGTGAAGACTTTTTCCTTGACACAACATTTGCAGTGCATGAAAATGACAGAGAGATTTATGGTGAATACAAAACTAAACCCGAAGTCCTACACGCAGAGACCAACGCTATAGCGAAGGTTGCTAGAAGTAATGAAAGTGCCGTAGGTGCTACCATATATACTACCCATGCCCCATGTCTGGATTGTGCGAAGTTGATTTATCAGTCTGGTATAAGTAGAGTGGTGTGGAAAAATCCATACAAATGTACGAAAGGATTAGAGTTCTTAGGAAGGTGTGATATCGAATGTATCTGTATCGAATAAAAGATTTGACAACTCAAATAGAGATGGATTTCTATCGCACGTTGTCAAAGACTGTCGATTGGTATGACCACGATATAGTACATGGAGTTGTTAAAAAAGGTACGGATGTAAGTTTCTATAAACCATCAACGAATTACAATCTCACAGTGTTGGACAGGCATCACTATCCAGCAAGTGCTATTGCCAAGAGGTACGGTATAAAACCATCTTATGTTGCTATGGTTCACTCTGCTGGAAATACCTCTGTGGGAAAACATATAGATAATAAACTGAGACAGGTGAATTTTAGTTTTCCAATATATTATGGAACCAAGGAACACTATCGGGAAATTACATACTATGATGGAGATAGTATCGTGGAGAGTCACAAGTACGCATGGCCTTGTTTGATAAATGCAAAACAACCGCACAGTGCGTCTAACCATTATAATATTTTATCATGTATGCTACAGATATCCACAGTGCAACCGTGGGACGAGGTAGTAAACAATTTGAAAGAAAAGGGGTTGATAATTGAGACTAGTGAGTTTTGATGACTTTAAACTAGCGGTAAGTGATGACACATTTGAACCGACAACAATCAGTAAGATTGCATCTAAATTAGATTTAGATGTCGAGGGTAAATATTTACTTGACCTTGGTTGTGGTGTCGGCCCAATAGCAATACATTTTGCCAAATGTGGCGCGGTGGTGACTGCATCTGATGTGAATGAAAAGCACGTTGCGTACACTGAGATGAACGCACATAATAACGAGGTGGACATAGATGTTATTCAGTCTGATTTGTTTGAATCGGTGCTAGATACATATGACATCATTTTTTGTGATGTTTCTGGTATTCCTAAGTTTGTTGCTGATGCCACAGCTTGGTATCCAAGTGGTGTACCTGTAGCAGACGATACTGGAAATAACTTGGTACATAAGGTCATCGAACAATCACCAGAACATCTAAACAAGGGTGGAGAACTTTATATTTGTTCTAGTAGTCTAAGCAATCAGTTTAAGACTATCCGTAAAATCAGAGACCATTTTTCAGAAGGTGAGTTGTTTTACAAGAAAGCAATACCATTCTGTCCTGAGTTATATCCTCTAGTTGAGGAAGGCAAGTTAGACCAGACCAACTATGATAAGAAGGGTAGCAGATATGTTTGGTATCTTTACGTTTACAGGGCTGTGAAGTGACAGACAAAAAGAACGAGGCAGTCATTGTTGTGGATGCGTGGAAACACCCCTATGTACATGACACTGAAAGATATCCAAGACTTGAATATGAATGTGCTGCCTTTGGAACATATCTGGACAGTGTTCTTGATTGGTTGAGAACACAGTATCACATTTATCATTGCGGAGGCGGTAAGGCTCTCATGGATGAGATTGATTGGACGCCAGATACCGTACTAAAACACATGCATGACAAAAAATTGCCCGAGACACATGACATGTATTATATCATGGGGTTTCATTTGGGTAGATGCACTCATACAAAAGGTTGGAACTTACAGGAAAGAGTCGGATATGCTAAGGTAGGTGTAGTGTGGAATCTTAGTATATTATTTCCAGAGGACTCTTATAAAAAATTACGAAAAGGAATTAAATTGTATAATTACATACCGATGCAAGGATTCACGGAAGACTGTGGATTTTGCACAAATATTGAGAACCCTTTACAGTGAAAAAGACAACGAGTAAATACGCAAAGAAACCAAAACTCAAACCAGTTCCCAAAGAAGAAGCATGGGACAGATTATGGGGTGGTGATAAGACCATAAATAGTAATTCCACAAGTGAGGAATTACCTGATGGTTATGAATGGAACGAAAAGAAAACGAAAATCATCCCGAAAGAGAATACCGAAGACTCATAGGGTTTATTGTACATATTTTCCTGATGGTAGATATTATATCGGGTATTCTTGTAAATCAGATAAACTCTATGAAAAGTATTACGGCAGTTCAAAGATTGTTCAAGAGTATGTTGGAGAACTAAAGAAGGTGACTATCGCGGAGTTTACGCAAAAGTCACATGCAAAGATGCAAGAGTTTTTATTACAGTGGGAGAACAGAGAAGACGAACACTGTATAAATGACATGTTAAATATAAGATTGCGTAGAAGTCACTTAAAAGATTTCACGCCTGTTAAATGGAGACCACATGAGTAAACACACATTCATATACGGTGGGCCAAGAAATGGTTCTTGGCACATGCAGTATTATCTAACATCAACTGACGCCACCCTGTACAGTGGCACAGAAAATATAGACCATTCTCACGATGGGATATCTGATGGAGCCCAAGGAACTATCTTCAAGAGAGTTGTTGGCGATTCCCTTTATGATAGTCTGGAGTTCGCTGACTATACGAAGGGCGGCAATCTATTTGAGGTTGCTATGTTGATGCCGAATTTCTGGGATGCAAACTTGGGTAAGATAGAGGCAGCTGGAAAGTTTTTAGTATGCAAGGGCACTGATGGATTTGATGTGTCCGGCATTGACCACAATAAAGTGTATGTGCAAAAACCACTTGCAGACCAGTGGCGTTCTTATGCACTCGCAAGATTGATTGGTAAATTTCAATGGGAAACTGGTGAGACCCCATCTGGTGAGGTAACATTAGATGGTGCAGATATCACTGAGATGAAAAACTTTTTTGTTAGTAGGATGACTGCTGCCTTTGATAATTATGAGACCTACAAGGATGACAGTAATGTCACGCTCAAAACTTTCGCTCAAGTGATTGCTCTTGACACTGCCAGTCCCTTGATAGCAACCCCCACTCACACATATACCACCGAGGCTTCTGATTTCTTATCTGATACCTCTTTCATGTCCGCTCTCTTGACCAGAGAGTCATCGTTGTTCTAGATGTCTTTTCTATTACTTCTGATATTCTCTGCTCTGGCGGTATCCGCTGTAGCAGCTTGGTTCTCAATAGTGGGTTTGATGGCAATATTCCCTGCCGCTGCTGTTGCGATTCTTTCGATGGGAGTGGTGCTGGAGATTGCCAAGTTAGTCACCGCATCATGGTTATATAAAAACTGGGATACTGCTGGTGTCTTGCTGAAAACGTATTTTACCTCAGCTGTGGTTATCCTGAGTATAATTACATCGATGGGTATCTTTGGATTCCTGTCTAAGGCACACTTGGAACAGACTATATCACAGGGGGGAACCAATGTCCTACAGATTCAGAACTTGGAAAGACAAATACAGAATGAAGAAAGACTTATCACCGATGGAGAGACACTTTTATCACAGTTGGATGATACAGTCGCTACACTCATCGAATATGACAGAATCAGAGGCAGACAAGGTGCTATTGCTGTCAGAGAAGGACAACAGGCACAACGGAACGAAATCACTACATCGATTCAATCCAGCATTACGAGGATTGATGAACTCAGTCAAAAACTACTCCCGCTACAGGAAGAACGAATGGCGCTCGAGGTTGAAGTCGGGCCAATAAAATACATCTCAGAGTTAATTTATGGGGAATCTGATAAAGAGACCCTTGACAACGCCGTACGTTTTGTGATAATATTATTAGTATTGGTATTTGACCCATTGGCGATACTGTTGGTAGTATCAGCGAATATGACATGGGCGCAACTAAAAGGTGAAAGAATCACTTTCGCCAAGTTAGACGATGATGCGGTGCATGAGGAGATTATACCAGAACAACAACCAGAAGACGGCGTTGTGGGTGGACTAGGTGATGAGGTACAACTACAGGCCGCCGTACTAGATGACACAGATGTTTTGGAGATAGATGACACTCAACTCAGAAAATTGGACAGAAGCACTAGAGATAAACTCAGATGGCTCATTGATAGGAAAAGAGATGAACGGAGTCCTACTTAGCTGCGGTTGTTCTATGACTCTAGGTGCGGAACTTGGAGAATTTAAGGATTACTTTGTTCCAAACGATAAAACAACGCAATTTCGTAATGTAGATGGTAGTTATAGGAATGAACATAGATTTCCGACACTATTGGCAAAGAAAATGGGGTTGTCTTCTCACAACATTGCCAAGGGAGGTTCATCCAACTATAGGACAGTGAGGATGCTACGAGATTATTTTGCTAATGATGAGAATCCTATACCTAGTATGACCTTGGTTCAATTGACTGATGCATCTAGGTTTGAAATACATGGCGGTGATGAGTTGTGTTATGACATACAGAAACACATGGATAAATCTGAAGCACCAGTGAGTATGGGTGCTGTCATCGCTGGTGGTATTTACTCACCAGATGGTGACGATATAAATCCAATAGAAGAGTATGGACAAGTTATGTCTACAATGGGTGAACAGTGGGATGAGGTTAGTTGGCAATCTCTTTTCAAGTATCAATCATATCCCCACACCCTGATGGATTTGATGAGACAGGTTTTATCATTGGTAGACATGTTCAGACAGGCACAGTGTAGATTTTACATCATGGATATGTTTGCACTAGAAGGTCAAATGAGGAGAGTTATTGGAGACTTGGAAACCATCGAAAAATCTGAGAACTTGTTCATCCCCAAAGACTCATGCCAATTTATTACTCTGCACTCAAACGCAAATATCAGAAAAAAATACTTCACCTATCTTAAAAAAACAAATATGCTGAATAATTTTAGGAATCTTTACAATAAGGTGATGGCCGTACCAGAGTTTAGTTCGATACGTTACAGTGAATTCACAGACAAGAAAAACAAGGAAAAGTTTGTTGGGGTCATGCCCCACGGACACCCAGACGAGAAGTGTCACTCGTTTATTGCTGACACAATATATAATGATATGAAGGAGAAAAGGTTATGGTAGTTGACGTAACAAAACAGGAATTAGTATCACAATTGACCAACAATGTGATGTCTATGCTATACAAGAAAAAGGATGGCACAGAGAGGACAGTCGTAGCGACATTGATTCCTGACCATCTTCCCGAAGTGACCAACCCCAGAAAAGAGCAAGACCATCTTGTGACGGTGTTCGATACTGATAAAAAACAGTGGAGAACCCTAATTTTTGATAATATTCAGAAAATTCTTTCCTAAACACACTTGACATGCACGGCTTCTTTGTGTTACTATATAATAGTAATCAAAGGAGTCCGTTATGGCACGCAATATTGAACCAACTAAGAAAGTCAGGCGTAGGCGAAAGCCGATGTCTGAGGAGCAACGCAAAGCTGCTTCGGAAAGACTAGCAAAAGCTCGTGAAAAACGAGCAAAATCAAACCCACCCAAATACAAGAATGTCCATCCAGATGTATTGGCGTTACCTGATGATGACCCTCTCTCTAGAGTGAAGGTCATGGGTTGGATTAAGGAGAACAGAGAACATCTCAGTTCTGCTAAATCTGATGAAAGACGCAATGTGAAAGGTGCAATCGCCAAGGTGGCGAATCTGCAATCTTATATAAACATCATGGAAAGTTATTTGAGGTCTGGAACGTGGAGCGGTATGTTCTATGGTTCTGACCAACAGAATAAAATTAATATGCGTTGCCTTGTGCCCGCATATGATGAGGACGGCAATATCAAAAGGTCTCATGGTGTATACTACGAGGACTTAGGATATGTATGGGGGCGGGAACCAGATGAAAAAACATAAGAGAATTCTTCAACCACCCGAACCAGACCCCAATTTAGTACCCATCACAGGCTTAGAGCCTCGTAGATGGTGTGTACGCAAACCTGACCTACAAGATAACATCGATGAGGTCAGACGAGAGTTTGTGGGCCAACCTGAGATTTGCCATAAACTTGTGGAACACATCATATATCTGCGTAGATATGTTGACGTTCACACCCACTGGTCAGAGTTTCAGAACATCGTACAAAAATATCTGCCTGTTTTATTGAAAGAGTATGACGTTCGCTGGATGGTTAGTATGTTAGACACTATGGTGGACTTTGGTACACCCTTACAGAAAGCCACAGCGATGACTATTTCGACTTTCGTAAAAGACATCAACATGATTCATTTCACGTTGTTGGATCATGTTGTGGATGGCAGGATGGTTGGGAATAAAAAGGTTGCCAAACGTGCTACGTTATCAGGCATGACTACTTGTGACATCATTACTGGTGACACTTTGAGTGATATGAACGTAAGACTCAATAAGACAGCAGAACTTGACCCCACAGTGGATGCCATATGGCGAGTAATTAAAGGTAAACTGCGAGATGAACCAGAATTGCCTTTATACTGGTTATGTTTCCAAAATCGATTTCCAGAACGTCAGAGGTTCTTCCTATGATATTGATTGATTATAACCAAATTAGTATATCCAACTTGATGGCTGAGTTGAACAACCGTCCTACTGACAACATTGATTTTGATTTAGTCAGACACATGATACTTAACACCATTCGTGGATATCGTAAAAGATGGCACGAGGAGTATGGTGAGTTAGTTATTGCTTGTGATAATCGTAGGTACTGGCGAAGACAAGTGTTCCCATACTACAAGGCAAGTCGTAAGAAAGTTCGTGAGGACAGTGGTTTTGATTGGAATACTATTTTCGATTGTCTAGGTACGATACGGCAAGAACTTGATGAGTACATGCCGTACCCTGTAATTGATGTCAATGGTGCGGAGGCGGATGATGTTATCGGTGCGTTGGCAGAGTACAGTCAAGACAATGACCTGAGTGAAAATCTGTTTGAGGAACCAAAACCGATGCTGATTATATCGGGAGACCATGATTTTCAACAGTTGCAAAAATACGGCAATGTCAAACAGTGGTCACCATTGAGAAAGAAGTTTGTGGTTTTGAATTCATCTGCTGCTGAGACATTGATGGAACACATCATCACTGGCGATAAAGGTGATGGTGTGCCCAACATATTATCTGAAGATGATTGTTTCACCACTGGCAAGAGGCAGAGACCTATTCGCAAAACCCTGCTTGCCGAGTGGAAATCAAAGAGGCCTGAGGAATGGGTTACAGGTGATATGGCTGCAGCTTATATTCGTAATAAGCAGATGGTTGACCTATCTCAAACACCACAGGATATCAAGGATGAAATCGTTCTTCAATACGAATTACAGAAGAACAAGGGCAGAGGCGATGTGGTAGAATATTTCAACAAGTTTAACCTTAATCGCCTCATGGAAAGTATCAATGAGTTTTGATATAAATAGAGTTGTGATTATACAATGGAGTTAGCACATGAAATTTAGACAAATGAATGAGGGCTTTGAATGGGTATTCAAGGTCGATAAAGTAGAACAACAAGTTACCCGCTTAAAAGAATGGGCCAAGACTAATCAGGCCCTAGTCCCATTAGTCCGTATCGGAGTTGGCGCTGAAAAGGTAGAATGGAGATTACCCGATGGTACTCCAGAGACAGCGAAGATTGACAAAGATATGCCAGAGGGCATGGGTGGGACTACTATTCAATTGGAGTGGCGCCGAATCAAACAATTCTATGACCCAGAAAGCAATATGAACAATCTCCCAGATTGGAAACGAGAGATGAATTGGTTACAAATTCTGGAGGGATTGCATCACACTGAGGCATCTATACTCACCGCCATCAAAGACGGCAAACTGCTCAAAGAAATCCCCAAATTAAAGAAACTGATGTCACCGTTGGGCATCACGGAGTATAATGGCAAACCGAGGCGGAGGAAAAAATGACGGCGATTAACAGAAACCAAATGGTCAAGACGATGGAACATGTGCTTGAAGGTCAAATGGCCCGACACAGAATCAACATCGAAGTATTACTTGACAGGGGCGTTGGGGTGGCAGAACACCCTGATATCATGGACACAATAGAAAAAGAACTAGGAATGATGAGCGAGTATGCAGATAAATTAGCAATGCTTGAAATCGTGAAGTCGGGTAAATTATCAAATGGAAAGAGCTTCTAGATTCTTTCTCTTCAAATGTGGTGGATGGAAGAACGAATACTGGATTGTTGACGAACACAGTCTACAGGATGTACCAAAACCACGAGAGATGATTATCAAATTCTCTCAAGTTGAGAAAGTTAGAGATTATGTCATAGGGCAGAATAAGAACAATCTGCCTATCGTTGATAGGTGTCGAGATAGGACAGGGTGGCACACACCCGAAGGCCGTGAACGTATACGACAGGCAAAGTTAGGTAGTAAACACCCTCACGCCGATGGCCTGACCGAAGACCACAGACGCAAGATATCCGCCACAATGACAGGTACACGCCGTGGGGAGTTCAATCCCATGTATGGGCGGAAACATAGTCCAGAAACAGTCGCCAAGATTCGCCAGAAGGCGTATGAGCGCCCTAAAATGCGATGGTGTGTTGAACCATCTGGTAAAGCTCACCTAGTTAGGGCGGATGGCGTCATCCCAGAAGAGTGGCAATGGGGTAGATTCTATGACAAATACCGCCCTGTTGACTAAGCCCTTGATTCATAAGGGAAAAGAAATTTCAATTATTTTCGCTTTTCCTTATAAATCAATGACTTACGAAGGCGGCTTTCTCTTGACATTTGCTTGGAAGTATGTCATGATCACTATGTAATTAATTGAGAAATGAGAGAAAAGTATGATTGATTTTGTTGCTGCAAAGAATGGTGGTTTAGAGTTCATTACTATTTGTGATACTCATATTTTTGGTGCTACTCTTGAAGAGTGTGCTGAAATTATCGCAAAACAAGGACTCGCCAATCGCGTGATGGGTTCTTCTTCAATGGACTTTGCTGATGAGTATGGTTTTGAGACCGCTG